GGTTGATGGCTTTGCCAATGTCAATCACATCAGCATGTGTGAGGTTGGCGTGATCGAGGCGGTCAATCTGCTGTTTGAGGTCGGCGACGAACGCCCTGTCCTCTGGCGTCAGGTCGTAACTGCCGATGTGCAGCTCACTGAGCGCGTCGGTCGCGCGCGCGGTCGCGCGGGCAATATCCCCGGGAACTATCTCAGCGAGCGGGGACGCTCCAGAAATATCCGCGTGGTCGGTGGTCAGTAGCGCCTGGACATCGGCCCTGGTCATATCTGCGCCAGCGGCGCGACCAATAGCCCAGACATCCTGCTGGCTGCCGAGAACGATGACCTCAGCCTCATCACGTACGCCTGCGCCGGTCAGCGGGATACTGAGAATGTCTTGCGCGGGCACACGCGCCGCGATCACGACCTGATAGCGCCCACCGCCCGCGAATGCTGAGGCTTTCTCAGCATCCAGTGAGAAGGATGAGGCAGGATTCATGCGAATGGTGATAACCTGATAGTCGTTCTTGAGCGTCTTCCAGGATATACCGTCGGGGAGTTTGTTGAAGTAAAGGCCGCGATAGACCGGAACCTCGGTGATGCCCTCTTTTGCCAGAAAGTCCTGCGTGTTATTGTACATCTCGCGCACCAGCGCGCGCAGTCCTGGTTGGAGATCGCCAAGGTATTTGTCGGCCATGCGTAACGCGCTCTTGCCCACTGGCGAGGCAAGCGTCTCGCGTGCGGCGGATAGCTCGAACTCCGAGCCTATCGCCTCCTGGAGTGACGCCCAGAGCGGCGTATACTGACGTGCCCATTCGCCCATCAGCGCCTGGACAATCTTCTTGTCACTAAATTGCGCCTCGATATGAGCGATCTCGCGCTGCTTCGCCTCGGCGGTGATGCCCTTGGTGTCCCGAACGATCTGGCTCAGGCGATCACGCAAGAGCGGTGCGAGTTGCTGGAAGTCCGCGCTATCTTTCAGGCGCGCGCTGAGTTCGCGCGCAATACGCGCCTCGGCCTGGGCAACGCGCTCAGCGCCCTTCCCGGTCGGGCTGAGCGTTCTGAGGAGGTCGCGCTGCTCTCGCTGGACTGCTGACGCCTCACGTAGTTCGAGGTTGTAGGCGGTTCCACTCACCTCGCGATTAACCACCTCATGTGCAGCCTGCTTCTCGGCCAGTTTCGTCGCCTTCGCGGCGTCTCGTGCTGCCTGTCGTTCGGCGGCTTTGGCAACCTTCGCCGCCTCACGGGCTGCCGCTTTCTCAGCCACCTGCTGCGCTTTCACAGCAGCCTTGGCAGCGGCTTCCTGCGTCTTGCGGATCGCGACCTGGGTATCGAGTTTGCCCTGCGCCTTCTCCAAGACCGCCTTGGCATCCTGGATGTCGCGCTCAATAGTCTTGGTATCCTTGCCCGCCTCTAGTGCTTTGTTGAGTTTGCGGTTAAGGCTATTGACGGCGCTTCTCGCCACCTTGACCTCAGCGCGAGCCGCTGCTTCGGCGTCAGAGACGCTCGCGCGCGCCGGGGCGAAGGCGCGCTGAGACGCGCGCGCCAGTTCCGCCACCCGCGCCCGCGCCGCATCCAGTCGCGCCTTCGCCCGCAGCACCCGCCCGTCGCGCTCCAGCGCGCTACTGAGTAGCCCCTGCGGGTTGCGTGAGAAGTCGGCGCGTACGGCATCCTGTGCAGCAGCCAGCGCGCGCTTCGCGTCACGCACCTCGGCCCGCGCGCCCGCCAGGGTGTCGAGGTCTGTCGCCTTACCTACTGCCTGAGCGTCCCAGGCGATGCGCTCGTATTGCAGCCCGGTCCTCTCGGCTATGCGCGTCCAGACGCGCTGCCATACCTCGTCCTCAGCCTCTTTGAGCGTGAGGCGGCCCGTGCGAACGTCGGGCATGACCTCATCGACAAAGACCTTTGCAAAGGTGCGTTTGCGCGCCAGGATTGCCTCAAGCGAGACCTTATTCCAGCCGCCCTCTGGCGGCTTGATGGAGATGCGCCATTCTGGCGTGACCACGCGCAGTTCAGCGAGTGCATTCTGGTAAAATAGCCTGATATCGGCGTTGGATGGTGAGGGAGAGCCAGCCGAGAAGCCGGGTTCTGTGACAAAATCAGGATGGTTGTGAGTGATGATGTTGCCAGACATCTCATCAAGTTGCGCCTGCGTAAAGCCGACCTCATGCCGCGACGCGCTCACCTCATCAAAGAGGATGGCGCCATCCTCACGCAGTACATAGGCATGTTCGAATGACTCATTCACGATTTGTGACTCGATCCGGTCTAGTGTGACCTGGAGTGGGTCGCGCAGCGTGCCCAGCCGTGTGCCCTTGAGGGTCAGCCGCTCCACACTCTGCCCCAACGCTTCGAGTTGCCGCTCGACCGCCGCGCGCACGTTCGTCGGGAGTGTCTCACCGAGCATCTGCGTCAGGTTGGTGACCAAGAGACCGCGCTCATGCGCGGTCATGTCGTACGGCAGCCCATTCCGCAGAATCTGATAGACGATACGCGACGACTCGCTCGATTTGGCCCACGCGGGCATCAGCGCATCGGGCGTCACTTTGCCGAGGTCGGTGTAGCGCAGCGTGCCGTTGGCCAGTTTCTCCATGATCTCGGGCGACGGCTGCACCAGCCGCGCCGCCTGCCGCGTCGGTATTTGTAGCTCTTTCAGCGACTTCTGGTAGTAGCTGCTGGGAAAGCCGTCTGCGGCGGGGCGCACGCCGATGAAATCCTTGAGCGTCACCTCACCACGTTTGTACGCCTCGTAGCCCGTCTGTGTGCCGATGATCTCACGTTGCTTCGCGGGGCTGTAGGAGTCGAACTTTTCGCTGATGCTGCGGTAGCTGCCTGGCGCGCCAATGGAGGTCTCGTCGAGGTCGGAGGCGTCGATGCCATATGGGCCGAGAATCTCATCCCACGGCTTTGTCACGGGGATGGGCGCGCACTTGCCACAGGAATGATCTGACAAATCTTCGCTGAGGTCGTGCAGCGTGCCATCCATGCCCGCGCACATGGCGCAGTTGTGGACGGCGAAGCCATCAGCGACATAGCTCTGATCGTCCTCAACCTCGAGATTGTAAACCAAAAGTCCCGCTATCTGGATATGGGGCGCAATGCGTGTTATAGTATGGATATGGAATGCATCTGTCAGAACTGCGGCACGACCTTCAGTTGCCCGCCTTCGCATGTGAAGCGCGGCCAAGGGCGCTACTGCTCGAGCGCGTGTTATGCGCTGCATCAGCAGGCGCACCCGCATACCCAGCGCGGCAAGATCGCGCACCCGACCATCGAACGCACCTGTAAGCATTGCGGCACGACGTTCCGCGCCGACCATCGGCGGCGTCACCGTGAGTATTGTTCCACTGTCTGCTACGTTGCTGCGCATCGCGTGGAGCGCGTTTGCGTCACGTGTGGCAAGACCTTCAGCGCCAAGTTGAGCCGAGGCGAGCAGGTGTACTGCTCTGCTGCCTGCATGGGCCGTGGGCCAATCATCAACCATAATGACCTGCGACCCTGCCCCCGCTGCGGCAAGATTGCGCGTATTCCTGCGGGGCGACATTACTGCTCTGAGGAATGCCGACGCCCGACGCATACCTTCGCCTGCCTCGAGTGTGGCAAGGAAGTGCGTACCCAGCCGAGTGAGATTCCGCGTCGTCGCTTTTGCTCGGCGCGCTGCTACCGTCGCCATACGGGCGAGACGGAACCGGAACGCTGTGCGCGTCTCTGCCTCGAGCAGTTGGGCATCGAGTTCCGGCAGGAATACACGGTGCAAGGCTGGCCATCGCCCGTTGACTTCTATCTGCCCGCGCTCAACGTCATGCTCGAGATTGACAGCCTCTACTGGCATAGCAAGGCGAGCGCCGTCAAACGTGACGCCCGCAAGACGCTGCTGCTGCAATCGAAGGGGTATCGTGTCGTCCGTCTGCCCGACACGCCCTTCTACGGCGCTCTCACGCTCGCCATGATTGAATATCTGCGCGCTGCTCTGGCACTGGCTGACCATGCGGTCGCTCAGTCGGAGTTGTCCGGCCTCTATCCAATCCAGCTTGCCCTGCCGCTGCACGAGGAAGGGATGTGATGCTGTCGCCGTCACGATGCGCCCGCCCGCTTGGAGCGTCACCATGCCGCCGAGGTATTCACGGATCATGGTTCGCGTCACACGGCGATAGCGCCCTCTATGCGTCAGCACAGCATCCCCGACATGCACGTCTTCAATCGGCATTGGCCCGCGCAACGTCTCAATGAGCGCCCCGGCAGGGAAGCACGGATTATTGCCGCCCGCTGACCACAGCCAATAGCCCAGCACGTCGCTATTGGCGCGGTACGTCTCGTGCGCCGCCGCCCGGTAGCTGCCCAGCACCTCCGTCCGCGCGATGGTGATAGCCCTGCTGCGTGAGACGCCCATCGCCTGCTGAATGCCGCTGGCGATATGCACCGGATTGGCGCCGGTGGCGAGGCCCATCAGCAGCGCCTGACGCGCGCCGCTGGTCGCCTCCTGGGGGAAGTTGGCGAACAGATCGCCGATCGGATGGCCGTTGCCCGCCCGGCCCACCATCTGCGCAATCGCGTCGGGGTTGGGGCGGTTGAACAGTAGCGCGGGATCGAGGCCCACCTGACTGGCGGGCCAGAGCGCCTCCTGCGTCAGGTTCTCAGCGTCGAGAAGGCCGCTCGTCATTGCTTTGAGCTGCGCATCCTCGACGGTTTTGACGCTCGCGTCACCGTATTTGAGCGCTGAGGCGCGTACGCTCTGCTCGATGCTCTTGAGCGCGTTATTCTGGCTGGTGAGCCAATCGAGCGAGAGCTTGGCGGCGGGATCATCGTTGGCGATCCGGAGCGCGGAGAGCGCTTTGGCGTACTCATCGAGCACCGGGCGGTAGAGTGCAGACGCTGCGCCCATGCCGCGCTGCCAGTCGCTATGCAGCATCGCCTCGGTCTGCTGGACGAGCACCGACAGCCGGGCGCGCTGCTGCGCCTGAAGCGCGAGCAGCGCATCCTTGTATGCGGCGGTCGGTGCTGGTGCGGCCATGATGGCTCCTATGAGACGAGTTTTGACGAGTTTCTAAAACTCGTCACCAAAACACTTGACAACCTCATACCGTCAATGTACAATGAGAATGTACAAACAATCTGTACATTGAGTAGAGGAGAGACGACAATGGCGAACCTGAAGAACGCGCAATACGTGGCACTGACAACACATGGCCCGAACGGTTGGTACGTGGTGCTGCTGGGAGAGCCGGGGCAGTCGAAGGCCAAGGTTGAAGAACTGGCGACTCGCCAGATTTGTGGCAACCAGTGGGACAAGCCAAAGGACATCTTCGCGGATACCGAGATGAAGAACCTCCAGGTGGTGAGCGCGTCTGCGGCTCGGCGCGCCTTCCCTAAAGCGATGCGCAGTTATGACGCCTATCTTGAACATCAGGCGCTCTCGGGCGCCTAGCGCTTCGCCGTAGCGGCCATACGGGCACGCTGGGCAATCGCTGCGGGGTGATTAATCGGCGGAGCAGTGCCACCGTTGCTGCTCGGTGGCTGTTGCTGCTGCTCCTCCCCCTGCGGTTGACTGTTGCTGCTGTTCATTTGTGCCGAGGTGGCGAGCGATTGCGGGTCCATCGGCGGCGTGCCGGTGCCGTGCGCGAAGGCCGTCATCTGCTGCTGCTGCTCGTCGGCTTTGCGCTCGGCTTCCACATCCGGGTTGCCGCCGGTCTCCTCGATGGCCGTCTGCTGGCTGTAGCCCAGCGCGGACACCTTGATCTGCCATTCCTGCGCCTCGGCGAGATCATCACTCGGCAGTGGGTCTTGCCACGTCAATTTGATCTCCACGTCCTGCGCTTTCTGGAGGTCGTAGCCGCAGAGCATCAGCACCGTCTGGCACACCTGACGAATGCCCTGCCCATACAACCGGCGCTTATGCTCGGTGCGCGCCAGTGCCGAGGAGTTGAGGAGGCGGATGGCGATGCCTGAGAGCGGCGCGCGAGGGATGTCTTTCATCCGTCCCAGCGCCAGACCTGGAATGCCGCTCTCCTCGTCCATGTCGCTGCGGATGGCGTCGGCGAACGTCATCAACTGATCGAGGTTGCCCGCCGCATCGAGCGATTGCAATTTGGCGTCATCGCCCTCCAGGTCGAGAATCTGTCCCGGGGTGAGCTTGATGCCGCCGGTATTGGTGCCCACTGAGTAGACATACGGGTGGCCTTGCAGGAAGCCGATCTTGTTGATGTTCGATTCCACCAGCCGCAACTGGCGATTGAGCGCCACCAGCGTATCGGTCACATCACGCTGGCCCCAATGGCTATTCGGCGCGGGATAGTTCTGCCAGTCAACAATGGGCGGCAACTGAAAGGGCCAAGGACGCGCTGGCCCGTCTTTTTGCCAGTTGTTGCCCGCCGCGCCAGCCGCCACATAGTCCTGAATCTCCCAGGTGGTGTCACGGTCGAGGGCGTCGGGGCCGCTGCCCTCGTCGTCGTCGTCAGGGTCGAGACGGGTGATGGTCTCTTTGCAACGCATGTCGTTGCCCGCATCGTCTTTGGTCAGATATTCGATGCAGAAGCGCACCACCAGATCAGCATCGTCGGGGTCGGTCTCGATCGAAAGCGTCTCCGGATTGAGCAGTACCAGTCGCGGCGGGTTGAGCACAGACGGTTTGCCACGCTTGGGCGGCACGACTTTAAAAAACACGTGTCCGTAGACACCGCCGTTCACGCCGCTCTTGGAGAGCAGCGTCATGCGTAGATCGTCATCCCCCCAGGTGGCATCAATGATCTTCTGCGCCACCTCATCATCAGCGGAGATGCCGACGTTGGCGCCAAAGAGGAAGTCGACGCCGGTGTTGACAATCGGCTTGATGCGATTGCTGAGGACGTTGAGGTCCGGCACGCCGACCTGTGGATCAAGCGGGCCGTCGCTGCGCTCGTTCTCCTTGTTGAAGAGACCCTCGTAGGCCCGCCAGGCGGCGCGCAGCTCTTGCGGCGAGGGGCCGCTCTTCGTGCCCCGCACAGCCTGACTGGATGGCTGCGGGCGTGGCACTCCTGCGCCGGTATCAGCGGGCGCATTCGCCGCGACGGCTGTGGCGGGTTGCGGATATGCGGCCATGTAGAACTCCTGTGAATGTGAGCGGTGTGGTTAGAGGTGCCCGCCGTATTTGGCGACGCGGGCGCGCATATCGCGGTACATGCAGACATAGCGGGTTGCATCCATTGCGTGATCGTTGTCCTTCTCGACCTCATCGTGAGCACGGTGGACGCTGCCGGTGGGCCGCCAGATGTAACTCTCGACCTCCTCAGCGCCACAGGTGGGCCGTTTGGCATCCACGAGCGCGCTGTCGCGCTCGACCAGGGAGTCACGGAGATAGATCAGCCGCGGCCGCCCATCGCCCGCCGGACGCATGCGTGCCGAGACGATCTGAATGCCTTCGAGCACGCTTTTATTCGCCTTGATGGTGCGTAGTCCCAGGTGGCGTTCGAGCACCGCGCGGCCTTCGGCGTCATGGTCGCAGATGATGGCGCGTGGCAGCGGATCACCGTGCTCCTTGCGCCACTGGCTGTACTTGACGATGGTTGCCGCGTGGTCTTCCACCAGCCGATTGGTCATGTAGATTTCGCGGTACATCCAGAGGATGCCCTCACCGTCCTCGGCATACCACTGGCACACGAACGGGTGTTCGAGCGTGAAGCCGAAGTCGATGGCGAGGTAACGCGGCCAGTCGTGTGGGATGCCGCAATCACCGTAGAGGTCGGCGCCCTTGCAGATGGCGGCGCGCTCGCGGATGTTGCGTGCCGCGTCCCAGCAATCCTCATAGACCATGCCGTCAGCAGCCGCCCATGCGCCGAGGAAGAGACGCGCACGACGTACGCCCGTGAGCCGTTCCAGCATCGCCAGATACTCGGCGGTCACGGTCGGATTATCCTCATGGCGCGAGAGAATGCGGGTCATCCGGCTCTCATCGTTGGCGCGCTGGTTGAGCCAGTGTGACGGCCCCTGGGGATTGCAGCAGGCGATACCCTGCTGGTAGGGCATGACACCGTAGCGGAGGCGTGTCTGCAACGCCTCCCATTCGGCGACCGCGCCGTCGCTCGCCTCATCCCAGAGCACCAGATCATACTCAGTGCTCATGATCTTCGCCGCTTTGTCCATGCCGCCAACATAGAGCTTGGAGCCGTTGGGGTAGGCGTAGTGCGCCGATTGATCGCCGACCGATGGGCGGAACTTCACCGGGGAGTTGGGGCCAAGCACGCGCTCGCTGAACGTGACGAGTGTGGAGGCTTTCAGCGACACCAGCGTCTTGCGCAGCAGCAGACCGTGCATGCCGGGGTATTTCAACGCGGCGAGGTGCATCTTCCACAGGCCCGCGTAGCTCTTGCCAGTGTTCGCCGGACCTTCGAGCAATATCTCACGGTCGTGGCAGAACAGCAGCGACCGTGCGCCGCCACGTGGATCGTAGGCGAGCCGTGGTGGCTGTGGTGCGGCTGTAGCGATGGCGGTGCTCATGCGGCCTTCCCGCCTCTCTTGCGCACATATTTGATCTTAGGCGGGAAGATATCGGCGGCAGCACCTTCGATGAGTTCGGCGTCATGTAAGAACTGGCGACGCTGGAGCGGGAGCGGGACACACACGACGTATTGGAGAATCGTCCGCGCAAGGATGTCGAGGCTCTTGCGATCAATCGGCAGTGAACTACACAGCCATTGATCCACGTGATTCTGTGCCCATTGGTGCTGGAGCGACGGATACAGCGCCAGCAGGCGCGTGCGGGCGCGTTTATCAGACGCCTTGCTCATCTAGATCGCCTCCAGCACATCAGCGGCTATCGGCACGCTGACGAGCGCCAGGCCCGCGCCCGCCGTTGTATCTCTCGGCACGTCGAGGCCAAGAAGCGCGCGGCGCTGTTCGGTGATCTTGATGCAGCGATCGACGGCCCAGAGATAGCCTTCGCCGCCCTTGATAGCCTGACGATAGGCAACCTGATAGAGCTTATTGAGTCGTCGCGCCTCCAGCTCGCGTAGCTGGTCCGCTGGCTCTTGCACGGTGCGCTGGAGTTCGCGCTGCACCGCCTTCTGTGCGCCCTGTCGTCCCGCATAGCCGCATTCCCTGGCGATCTCTTCGTAGGTGTAGCCCTGCAAACGCAAATCGAGGGCTTGTGCGGCACGCACAGCAGCGGCGGCATCTTTACGATGCGCCGCTTCGGGCTGGCTCTTGGTCTTGTTGGGCTTGCGATTGGGGCGCGCCATATCAGGCGTCTACTCTCTTGTGTCTACTGGCGTTTCTTGCGTGGAGGCTTTGGCTCGTAGCGGCGTGGCGTCTGCGGCGGCGGTGTGCCCATCTCGCCGTTGGTCATTTCGTAGAGCA